AGGACAGCACGGGAGAATGTCGAAAGAAGAGTTGGATCATTCGATAACAATTGTCGCGCAGTATCGTAGGTGCTTTTGATAGGATCGAGGTAAGTCTTTTTGAAATCTGGATTACTTGTGATGTCGTGGAAGTCCAGTTTGCCTCGGAGTTCCTTGATCTGCTCTGATAGTTGTTGCTCAACTTCCAACTTTTCTTGGTTGGCTTTGTTGAGTTGTTCTTGGTAGTGGTTGGTTTCTGCCGTCGATTTTGACTCGGATACCAGTCGCTCAAGTTCTTGGATTTTGGTTTCAAACTTGGGGATTTCATCTTTCTTGTATTTCTCAAGTTCTTCTTTGAGCTTGCGGTTCTCTTCGATTTGTCGCTCAACGAATCCTTTTTTCTTTCCTGTTCGGTCAGATGTGATTTCAGCTTCGGTAATTCTCTCCACTTCTTCTGGTGGTTCTTCTTCATTGTATTTTGCTATTCCAAGGTTAGGATCACCAACATTGGTAGCACTTGGCTTACCCTCGTCGGCTTGTTGTTTGCTGAACTTCTTGAGGAAGTCAGATGTATTACCTTTAATCGGAACTTGAGGTTTGGATTTCAGTTCCGCGATTACGTCTGCTGTGTCGTTTGTGTCTGCCATAAATTAGATTTCGTCGAGGTCTGGATCAATCGTGCTATCCGTAGGCTCTTTATGCTTTGCAGTAGCTTTTGTTTTTTTGAATGCTCCCTGCTCTTCTGTTCCAATAGCTTCAATAGTTTTGATTGCATGGATAAGCGTGGTTACTCCTTCTGGCGGGTTTACATTAAGTAGTAAATACGCCTGTAGTTTGTTCCAGTCTTCGTGTGAGGTTATTGCCGCGCATAGGGATTTTACTTTGTCTGTTGTCATTGCATTGGTGTAATATTGTTTTCCATCTCAACTTCTTCAGTTACTTCTGGAGTCTCAACCTCTTCGGTTTCCATCTCCATTTCCTCTGGCTCTTCTTCTTCCATCTCTGGCTCTTCCATCTCAGGAGCCTTACCTTGCATTGCTGCTTGCTTGGATTTCTCCTTTTGAATCTCGGCGCGAGCCTTGGCTTTTTGAAGAGCGAGTTGAGTGATACCTTGCTCCTTGCGTTGCTCGGTGCGTTGAGCGTGACTGATAGAAGCCTTACCAATTGAGATGTCAGCAAGTTTCTTCTTGGTGTCGATTTCGATACCGGATTTAGCAGCGAGGTATTGAAGTTTGATGTCTTCCTCTGAGTTAGGTTGACCGGATTTTTGAGCTTCAGCTTCAGCCATCTGGACGTAAACTTGTTGAAGTTCGTCGGCCATTGCTTGTGCTTCGTTCATTCCCTGCATGAATTGTTTCAAGAAGTCCTGTTTGGATTGATCCTTACTAATATACTCAACGTGCGCCATGATGTGACCACCTTTGAATTTGACTGAGCGGACTGCCTTGGAAAGCTCTGCAAGCTCTGGTTGACCTTGCTGCACAGATTGCAGGTTCATCTGCAACTGCATCATCATGTCCTGCAAGTGACCAACTGCGTGTTCGATATGCGGATCAGTTGGCAGCACAGGGAAGTTTTGCGGGTTAACAAAGGCATCCGTCATGCCAGCATTTTCAAACCCGATTACGCGAGCGGTATCAGTAATCTTAGTTGGCTTAGTATTCCGGTAGCGAGCTACGTTGTCTCTGCCAGAGAGTGCCGCGATTGCATCTTTAACTGCGTTCTCTTGTCCTTCGTTAGCTGGAGTAATTGCTGTAATGTTCAGCAACTTCTCTGCCGTGATGAGTTTGAATGATGGGCTACCTGCCCCGTTGATTAGGTTAGAACGGATGCTTGTGATGTTCTTCCAAGCAGCGGCTTCTTTCGGAGTTCCGAGTTCTTCCAATACTTCATAGAACTTCTTAACATATTCGTATCCATCATCGCTGGACTTTGCATTTACGAATCGTTTGTAGAGTTGTTTGAAGTAAAGAGTTTGGCACTCGTTGAATCGGCGAATCTGAGTTCCAGATAGTTTGGCGGACTCAGCGGCATCCAGTTCTGCTTCTCCTTTTGTCCTTTGTTTTCCACCAGATGTAGGCGCGTTGATGCGATACTGACCCATCCCGCGATACATATCTCCCATGAAGAATTGCATGAAGCTCATGCTCTCTGCTACTGGGAGTTGGAAGCGGTTCTGAATGAACTTCGCTCCATCTGGCATTACGCTGATTGGCAACCATTCCATTTGCTTCAACATCTTCGTTGCGTCTGGGCCTTGACCTTCGATCATCAACATGGAGTTGAGGCGCACGGCATCAACCAATGAGTTCATGGTGAAGTCATACTGACGACAGGCGACGAATGCCGATTCCGCTTGGCTCTTGATGTCTTGGAAGAGTCCGCTACCAACCGAGTCGGTCAACATATACAGAATCTCATCCCATGAATTGAAGAGTCCAATCTTGAGCATCATAAACCCGTGTTGGCTTCTGACATCATCTTCACTGATCTTGCCTGCTCCCTTGATATTGGAGTTGATGTAGTCCGAGATGGGTTGATAGTCTTGAAGGATAATCGCCTTGCTGATCTTGCCGTCGAACTCCCTCCAGTAAACTTCGTAGAGGTCGATCTTCTGATTTACGGAAAGTGACCAGTTAAATCCTGCTTCGCTGATCGTGCGGAAGAAGTCTTCGCGTGTCTTGCGATTGTTGCTGAATGCACGATGGAAGCGGATAGCGTCAATAGCTGCGTCCACATTCCATCCCATTGCTTCTGCCGCCGCACGATTCTCGATCTTCTTGTATAGTTCGTATGGTGTCAAACGGACACGGCGGACAAACTCTTCAAGGTTGCAAAAGTCGATCCTAATGTCGTCTGGAAAGAGAAGGTCGGAGAGGTAAACGTGTTCTGGCATCCATCCGAGTGGGCTATCCCACATTCCGATTCCTTTTCCATACAGCAACATTTCTTCAAGGTCTTGCTCTGTGTTGTAGAGGTATCCCGGCCATTCACGAATTGCTTGGTCGAATGCGATTCCAATGTTCTCTGAGTTAACGAGGCGCTCCTTCTCATTGCCAAATTTACTTTTGATCGTGCAACAAGCCTGCCGTTCGGTAATGACATCGTAGTAACTTGACTTCTGGTTATCAACGATGAATGCAAGCTGCCCATAGTTTACGTCAGATTGCCAAGGCAGACGCTTTTCTGCGAGCTTGCTGTAACCTGTAGGTGGAAAAGATTTATAGGCTTTAAAAATGCGGATTCGTTTGTTCTCGCGTCCTATGTTCGCTAATCTCAAATGGTTAGCTATGTTCCAGGCATGAGATGCGTTAGAGATTCGTGTTTCGGGTGGCTTGCCGTCTTGATCTAAAACTGCAAGGGAAAAGTTGTCGGAGCCGATTGAGAGCATAGGATTTTACTTTTATAACTTACGCTAATGAATTCAAGGCATTTCTTCGCTTGTTACATGAACTGCATCCGCGAGCCTTATGTTCAAGTTTAGTTCCCAAAACTTTGTCAGTAACCGCAGCTACCGTGTGGATAGCCTGTGCAATCTTATCTCCAAGTCCATCGCTATACCAGCAACGATCACTTGGTTGGCGTTGGCAGATTTGATCTTCGACCATTTGTTCAATGTTAGCAGGAAGTTCAACCCCGTTTGAGCGATAGTCTTTTTTGATATTCTGCATCAAGCTATTCCATGTGCTTCCGTAAACAATCGCTGGAAATGTTAGATTCCCGCGCTTGATCTCATATTTCCAATACCAACTCCCGACTGGAGCGAGGTTTTTGTTTTTCAGTTTCATCTTGCCTTTCGTCGGAAAATATATTTTCTTATTGATATGTCAAGAGTTTTTTCTTCAAACAAAGGTATTCGTCGTTACGGAATTCAATTCCCAGAAAACATGGATGACCTTGGTATTGAGTTATACTGCTACGCTATAAGTCGAGGAGAGTATGGAAAAGACTATTGCAACAAACAAAATATAAATCTGTCAGATTTTAAATTACTCTCACCACATGAACACTTCATCAATGCAGTCAAACTCCAATGGCCGACTGAAGTTTCTATCGTTAATCGTGGTTACACCAATACTCAATTGCTTAGGACGCTTGAAGAACTTTGTAATAATCAAGACATTTGTTTGGCTGGAGCTGCTTCGATGGGTAAGTCGTTCCCAGTTGGTCTTTGGGTCTATCTTGATTGGTGTGCTGCTCCACATTGCACTTCGTCTTGGGTGGCTACTACTACATTGGGCGCGTCCGAAGATCGTATTTGGGGTATCATCTCCAAGTTATGGAAGTCTGCTCGCGTTCAGTTTGGAAAACTCATCGACTATCGCCACATGATTGTTTGGGGTGGCGCGTCTAATGATGAGGATAAAGATTATCGTAATGCGATAAAAGCTCTCGCATTCCAATCCGGTAATGAAGGCCAGAAGGCTATTGATACTACCCGTGGTCGTAAGAATGATCGTATTCGACTTGCACTTGACGAGTTGCCAGAAATGGAGTTGGGCGCGATTACTGCCAAGGTCAACTTATCCGCTAACAACGATGTGACATTTATCGGCATTGGAAACCCATCTGCTGGCGACAATCCTCACACTCGTTGGGCGATGCCTAAAGGTGCTTCTAACTTTGATGCAGTGAATCCAGATATGGATAAGTGGGAGACTGAGACTGGCGTTTGCTTGTTCTACAATGGTATGCGTAGTCCCAACTTCGCCGCGCCTGCTAATGAACCATCTCCATTCCCTTTCCTTATGGATCGGAAGAAGCAGGAGATCATGCTTAAACAATGTTACGGAGATGAGAACGCTATCGACTATGTTCGTAACGCTATTGGTTGGTGGCCGAAGTCTGGATTCGCTCAAACAATTCTCACCGCCGATCTGATCCGTAATGCTAATACCAACGAAGAACCACTATGGGATTCTGA